TGGAGTGGCGCAAATACGAAGGCCCTGTAGTGCCCTGGGATGAAGCGCATAAGGACTGCCGTACCAGCCGCATTCTCAACGAACTGCTGTTGCTCTGCGACCTGTCCAGGCCGGCTTCCTGGGATGCGCTGGTGCGCCTTGGGGAAAAACACGACACGCGATGGGTGGCGACCGGGCGGCGCTGTCCTGATGGACGGCACTACCACGGCACGGAGGCGGTTTGCATGGCCGCACGCGGAGAGCATTGGCACGCCCTGCGCAACGACCCCGAGGCGCTCGCCGCGGAGATCCTGGAGGTGCTGGCGTGACCGACCTGTCCAAGATGACCGCCGAGGAGCGCGAGGCGCTGTTCAAGGAATGGGAGGGGCTATGCGCTGGGGCAGGGGAGGGGCCATGGAGGCAGCACGATCACCCGTATGACTGGGAAGTTCAAATTCCAGATCAGCAGTTCACCATAGAGGTTTCGACGCGACCGGATGCCGCCTTCATCGCCGCCTCCCGCACCGCGATGCCCGCCCTGCTGGCAGAGGTGCGCAGGTTGGAGGCCAGGCTGGCCGCTGTCGAGGCGGTGGCCAGGGAGATGGCCGTGCCTCTCGCCGCGGAGTGTCGATGCGCTGACATCTGTGAGGGAGAGCGCGAGCCGCGCTGCGGCTTTCACGGCGCTTGCGACATCAAGGACGATCCGCGCTGCGACAAGGCTCTTGCCGAAGCCCGACGCCTCGGCCTGCTGGACGAGGAGGGCGAAGACGATGACCAGGGATGAATGTCGGGAGCTGCTGGCCAAGTCCTATTACTGCGAGTATGCGCGCATGGCGGAACTGGAGACCGCTCTACGGCAGACCGTGGAGAGGCTTGCCGATGTCGAACAGGCGATCATGACGGTGAGTGCGTGGCTTCCAAAGGGATTGCCGGAGTGCGGGGGAATTGAGGGCACGGTGCAGTTCCGAGCGCAGTGGGTAGCAAAGAGGTTGCAGGAGGTGGAGGCAGTAGCGTTGGAGGCTTTGGTGTTGGCGTGCCAGCCTGTGCGCATGTTCGATGGGAGCGAAGAGGCGTTGTGCGAGAAGTTCCGCCGCCTCGGGCTGCTGGGCGAGGAGGGCACACCATGATCCGCGCCTGCACACAGATGGAGTTGGACCGCGCGAGGGACGCCCTGCTACGCCTGCTAGAGGCCAAGGAGCGCGGCGAGGATTTGACGCACCGCAGGCACTCTCGGGACCTGCGGGACTATGGAGTTGTGTGGACGCAGTACGAGACGCGGGCGGCTCTGGCGGCTCACCAGTGCATGCTACGGCAGATGTATGCCGAGGCTGGCTATCAGCCGGAGGACGTGCCCCCCGTCTACATCGGAGGCGACAAGCCATGATCCGCGCCCTGTACGCCTGCTGCTACCTGCTGGCCTGGACCGGCCTCGCCCTGGTTGTGAGGTGGAAGGAGAATCGCGATGCAACCTGACCAAAGGCTCATCCCCCGCATCCTATCCCTGCCCATCGAGTGCCGGAGGGCGCTTTGCGAGCAAGACGGCGCAGGCTGGTGGGTGGATCCCGACGGCAGAGATGTGCTGTCTGCGCGCGCGATACACGATGAGCACGACTGGAAGCTGCTCGCCGGGGGCTGGGCCTGGTGGCCTGCGGACTCGGCGGCGTGGATGCGGGCGACAGACAGGCGCTGGAAGGTTGAAGTATATCGAGACGGCCTCGTTGTCTGGGATGTTGCGAAAGGCTCCGGCTTTGGCAGCAGCGCCCCCGAAGCCGCGCTGGCGTACTGGGAGGGTGCAAGGTGAGCGACCTTCCTCGTCGGTACGTGGGCGGTCCTGTCCGTCCTCCTCTCTCGCACCGCCTGGACGGCCGTGACCGGCTGGTGACGCCTGACTGGCACCTGGACGGCGAGGGGGACGTGATTCTGGTTCTGGAGGGACCTGGGGAGCCTTTGTCGGCGCCTGGGGTCTTGGAGGTGACGGAGGGTCCGCTGTCGGGTTCGTTGTTGGCGGTGGCTTTGGCGCTGGTGGTCTCGGTGGACGACGTTGGGGACTGCGCTCCGTCGCAGGCGGCGCTGATCCGCCGCTCGGGTCGGTCTCGCCGGACGGTCAAGCGAGCGCTGTCGTGGCTGGCTGGCAACGACGTTGTGAAGGTGGTGAGCCAGCCGGAGGGGAACCGGTATCTGTTGAACTGGGACCGGCTGGTCGGGCATCTTGCCTCCCCCCAGTATGACCGGCGTCAGCTTTTGCACGTCATGTTCTTCCGGTTGCCACCGAAGGAGGCAGCGGTGGTGTGGTTGCGTGCGAAGGAGGGCAAGTCTTTCAGCCAGGTGGGCGAGTGTTTGGGTTTCTCCAAGCAGCACGCCTGCAAGGTGTACCAGAGCGCGGTGGAGCGCATGAGAGGAGAGTTCGATGAAGGTGGTGAAGGAAGAGAAGCCTGAGGAGCTGCACAAGCTCATCGTGAGGGCTCCTGACGGGACGGAGACGGAGGTCACCTCTGTCTGCGTGACCGGTCCTGACGGCATGGCGGTGCAGTGGAACCCTGCCGCCGCGATGTTCGACGAGGAGCGGGGGATGCTGGCGTATCCTTGCGATGCGCAGGCCTTGTCTCGGATGCGGTTCTGGGTGGCGTGGTGGGACAACTCCCTGCACGGGCAGCACCTGAAGGAGGTGTAGTGCTCGGACAGGCCGCCCAGCGTCAGCAGGTGATGATGCGGTGCGCCGCGGACTACCGGTACTGGTGCGACCACTTCGTGCGGGTGTTCGACCAGCACAAGAAGCGTGTGGTGCCGTACCGGCCGTGGTCGGAGCAGGCGGAGCTCGACCTGTTGTGGCCGGAGCACGACAACATCCTGGGTCTGAAGGCTCGGCGCATCGGCTTTTCGTGGTGGGTGCAGACGAGGATGTTCTGGCAGTGGTACTTCGCCCGTGGGCCGGAGCAGTTCTTGGTGGCGGCGCAGTTGGACGGCACCGTGATGGACATCATCAAGCGGGACGCCAACAGCTTCTACGAGATGCTCTTGCGGCTGCCCAAGGGCTTGCAGCGGACCTTGTCTGTGCGGAACGCCCACAAGCTGCAGTTCGCGGACACCAAGGCCACCATCTTCGGCTTCAGCGAGAAGTCGGAGGGAGCCCGGGGCAAGGGTTGCAGCATGGCGTGGCTGACGGAGTACGCCTTCTACAGCCGGCAGGGCAAGTTCTACAGTTCGGTCGAGGCGGCCATCTCGGAGGCGGGCAAGTGCGTCATCGAGACGACGGTGAACAAGCCTGGGGACGACTACCACCGGGAGGTGGTCAAGGCGACGCAGGGGGATTCGGAGTTCCACCTGGCGTTCTTCCCGTGGCACCAGCACGCCCGCTACCGGGCCCGCCGGATGGACAAGGACTTCGAGATGTCCGTGGACGAGCGGGAGTTCGCGGAGAGGTACGGCTTGGACGAGCGGCAGGTGCTCTGGTATCGCCGCAAGCGGAAGAAGCACGGAGAGCGCACTCCTGCGGAGTACCCTTCGGACGTAGCGGACGCCTTCCGCATCGTGAAGGGTGTCTACTTCAAGCCGCACCTGCTGGACCCGGTGGAGGCGGTCCTGATGGCGGGCGAGGAGCTCGTGCTGGAGGAGGCCGCGGTCGGGGACGTGTACGGGCACGGGCTGGATATCGGCGGCGGTGTAGGTGCGGACGACAGCACGCACTACGTGGTCTCGGCCACGACGAAGCAGGTGGTGTACGTGAGGGCCACGAACCAGGTGTCCCCCGGCCAGTTCGCGGTGGAGCAGCTGGAGGTGATGCTGCGCTACCCGGGCATCGTGTGCATCGAGGCCTGGCCGGGACCCGGCTCGGTGACCCTGGACCGGCTGCGCACGCTGGGCTTCGAGGAGGCCCGGCTGTGGAAATCGGCGCTGGAGAAGGACTGGCAGACGACGGCGCCGGCGAAGCTGGGGATGTACGAGCTGGTGAAGGACCTCTTGCACCACCAGGTCATCCAGCGGCTGCCTGCGCCGTGCGTGTTGCAGATGCAGGCGATGATCTGCCCGAAGGTGGCTCCGCAGCATCCGCCCGGAGGCAACGACGACCACCCGGACGGGCTGGGCCTGGCTCACCAGGCGGTCAAGAAGATCCCGTTCGAAGAGAAGATGACGGCCTCGAAGGAGAGGTCTCGCAACCTGAAGAAGCGCTACGACGCCGCTCGCGCGCGGCGGAAGCAGCTGCCCTGGGAGTTCTGATGGAGACCGAAGAGCTGTACGTCCTGATGGAGAGCGAACTTCTCATCGCTGGCCAGGTGTGGGAGGCGCCGGACGGGCAGACCATCATGGTCGAGAGGGTCCTTCACACCATGCTCCACTGCAAGGGCAAGGACGAGAAAATCTATTCAGGTGCGAGCGACCTGAAGCATGAGAGGGAGTGGTTCGTCACCGACTGCCGGCTCATCTGGGATCCTCGCATCGGCAAGCCCCGCTTCGAGCTTGACCCTTCGGACCTTAGCAGGAGGCCTCCAGCATGAAGCTCACCGTCTCGGCCGTCAGAAAGATCCACCAGCACCACGTCAACTACTGGTCGGAGGGTTGGCGGCTGCAGGAGCTCCAGAGGCTGCACCGGGTGTACATGACCCGGTTCTGGCGGGACCAGGACAAGGACGACCAGCTGACGGTGGAGACCTCGGACGCCTACGCCTACATCGAGAGCTACGTGGCCTCGTTGTACGCCCGGAATCCCGCGACGGTGTTCCGTTCCGGCTTGCGCAGCAAGGGCGACCTGGACAAGGCCGAGGCCTCGGGGAACCACTGGCTGTCGGAGTTCGCCCGCATAGACAGCGAGCGCACGAACCGGCTCGCGCTGATCTTCCCGTTCGCGGCGGTGAAGCTGTACCCGGTCCCTGACGAGCCGGACGTGTTCCGCCGCATCCGCATGTGCGTCATGATGCCCTGGGAGGTCATCGTGGACGAGCGGGCCGGCAAGTGGGACGACCAGCGCTGGATGGGCCACTGCTACTGGATGCCGCTGGGCAAGGCCATCGAGGTCTTCGGCCCCAAGCGCTTCGACGTGTCGAAGGACGAGGACTACTTTGAGCCGGACGAGCACTGGGAGGAGGAGTCTTCCATCGACGAGGACGACCCGGTGGACAAGAAGCTGTGGGGCAGCATCCAGGTGGTGGAGTTGTACCACGAGGGCCAGGTCTACTTCTGGTCTCCGCAGTACGCGGAGGGCAAGCGCTTCATCGCCACCAACCCGGTCTCCTTCATCAAGTGGGACGACCGACCGGTGGTACCCATCATCCCGATGTACATGAACTACGACCCCCGGGAGCCGCTGCGGGGATATTCGGCGTTGCGTCGGATCTACGACCAGCTTCGAGAGAAGAACACGCTGCGCACCTACAAGGCGAGCGGCGTGCGGAAGTCCGCGCGGGTGTACCTGGCCATCAAGGGCATCCTGGAGGCCGACGACTGGGCGAACATCCAGACCGGCAAGGACGGGATGTACATCGAGATAGAGCCCCAGAAGCTGAAGGAGGCGGGGGTCAACAGCATCCACGAGGTGGTGGCCGCGCTGAAGTACGACCAGATGCCCGCGGAGTTGGACCGATACGGCGACGACGTGCAGCGCGACCTGGACAAGGGGTCGGTGCTGGCGCCGTTCACGCGCGGGGAGGCCACGAAGGCGACCGCGACGGAGGTCAAGGCGCTCGGGTTCTACAGCAGCACGGAGGTGGGTCGCATGGCTCGGGAGCGGGACGCGTTCCTCGAGCGGCTGGTGGAGACCTACCTGCCCATGCTCGCCTTGTACCTGGAAGAGGACGGCGAGGTGGTGGCCATCAACGGTCGCACGATGACCATCCGCCCGGAGGACCTGCTCGGGGATTTCCGCATCTTCGCCAAGGACTCGGCGCGCACCCCGGTCACGGACGAGTCCAAGAAGGCCGAGTACCTGCAGCTGCTGGAGTTCATGATCGCGATGGGCACCCCTCCCGATGTGCTCAAGCGATACGCGGTGGACCTGTTCGACCTGCCCGAGGACTTCGCCTCGCTGTCCGCTCCCGCGCCCAAGGGCGAGCCCGGCAGCGCGCCCGCCGTGGCCGGGGGCCAGGTCGTCCAGATGCCTACGAGGTAGCCCATGCCCATGTACGAGTACCGGTGCGGTTGCGGGTGGCAGGACGACGAGATCGTCCCTCCGCAGTGCGAGCCGCCGTCGCACATCGAGTGCCCCCATTGCGGCGGGGACGCGAAGCGCCGCGGGTTCATCGCCATCGCCAGGTGCCCAGGCCTGTGGGCTCCGGTCGGGGAGGTCATTCCCGCGCTGGGCGGCCTGGTCAAGGGATCCCGGGATTTCGACCGTCGCATGGAGGAGCGTGGCCTGGTGCGCGCCGAGGACGTGGAAGACCGGGTGGACAGCATCATGTCGAAGAACGAGGACGAGGCGGCGCAGTTCAGGCGGGACAGCGAGGAGATCCGTCGTCGCACCCGCGAGTACGGCGGCGGCCACGAGGCCGAGGCCAACGCCACCGCCGAGGTCTACAACCCCCATCGCCTGGAGGCCATGGTCTCCGAAGGCACCATCCCAGCACCGGAGTAGCAGATGCCAGAGCAGACCCCCAACCCCGAGCAGGAGCTCGACTCCCTGGCCCAGGAGGCCGACGACCTGACCGCGCAGGCGCGAGGCATGGTCTTGCAGGGCGAGTTCAGCCCGCAGTCGGTGAGCGCCATGCTGGGCGCCCTGAACAAGGTGCTGCCTCTGTTCGAAGAGGAGCCTGTGGCCGACAAGCAGATCACCCCCGACGTGGTGGCTCGGCTGGAGATGGTGGACGCCGCCGCCCAGGACGCCGGGCTGGAACCTCTGGAGCTCTCGGCCTCGGACGACATGGGCCTGGACATGCTGACCGGCCAACTGGAGACTCTGGCGGCCGACCCGGCCTTCAAGCGGTTCCTGAAGTCGCGGGCGCCGGAAGCCGAAGCTCCCCCACAGCAGGCCGAGGCCCCGGCGCCCGCGGCTCCTGCGGGAGGCGGCGACCTGGACGCCCTGTTCGCAAGTCGTGTCTGACAACCGAAGGAGAGGGAAATGCTGTGGAAAAACCTTTTCGCACCCGTCGCCCTACATGGACCTGGAGGTCTCCATGTCGTGGAAGGATCTCCAGAAGGAGACGATCCTGGTGGAGGTGGTGTGGAAGAACCCGAATCTTTCACTCCCGAGCCTGCTTCTGAGCCCGAGCCTGCGAAACCCGATGAGCCTGAACCTCCATCCTTCGAAGAGGTCCTCCAGGCGCTGAGCGAGAGCGACGACCCCGACCTGTCAGGGGACGAGCCGCTCAAGGGCGTGGACTACCAGGCCGTGCTGAACGACCCGGAGCTCGACCCCCGCGCCAAGGCCCTGCTGCGCGGCCTGAGGCAACTGGTCACCAAGAAGACCCAGGCCGTCTCCGAAGAGCAGAAGAGCCTGGAGCGCGCCAGGCAGGAGCTCGCCGAGCGGCAGAAGGCGCTGCTGGAGGGGGACTTCCAGGACGCCCTGAAGGCCCAGGCCGAGGGCCCCAAGGAGGAGGAGGCCGCCAAGTACGACCCCTACGACCCCGACAAGACCCAGGCCTACATCCAGCAGCAGATCCAGCAGGGCGTGGCGCAGGCCATGCAGCAGCTCACCGGCAAGCTGCAGGAGGTCCAGCAGCTGCAGACCAGGCAGCGGGCCCTGGACGAGTTCAAGGCCTCCAACCCGGACCTGACGGAGAACCAGGAGGTTCGGATGGAGGTGGCCAAGCTGCTGGAGGCCAACGAGGGCATGAAGCTCGAGCACGCCTACGGGCTGGTCAAGGCCAGGGGAGCCAAGAGCGAGGTGGAGCGCCTGCGCGAGGAGAACCAGCGCCTGCGAGCGACCGCCCAGGAGCACGGCTACCGCACCGGAGGGGCGCCCGGCCCGGCCGGCTCGGACGTTCCCGCGGAGATCATCGCGGACCCGGACCCCAACGTGCTGATGGCCTACCTGGAGGCGCAGCGCCAGAAGAAGTAGTTGACGCCCCGCCTCAGTACAGAGGCGCCACTCCGAGGATCCCCCGGAACACGGCGGCTCCAGGACCCGCACCGCGGACACCCTGCGAACCACCCGACATCCGAAGAGGGATACCTCTATGGCACAGCAGCAGGACAGCCTCACCACCACCCTGGAGCTGCGTGCGCGAAAGTTCAAGGATCTTCTGGAGGAGCAGCTTCCTCTGATCCAGGGCTTCAAGACGATGGAAGGCGGCCGGGACATGGTCGATGGAGGGGCCCGCAAGGGCTACCCCGTGGTCGTGACCGAGCACGCCGGAATCGTCGAGCACCAGACCGGGTACGAACCCACCATCCAGACCGTCGCCGAGATCAGCCAGCTCGCGTACTTCGACCTGGACTTCTTCAGCACCGTGGTAGCGATCACGAAGAAGGACAAGGCTGAGAACAAGGGCAAGGCCGCGCAGCTCAGCATGCTGGACATGCGCATGAAGGCGCAGATGAAGAAGTGCTTCCGGGACTTCGAAGCGCACTACCTGCGCGACCAGGGCACCTTCGCCAACCTGCTCTCCCTGGACGGGATGAGCACGGGCAATACCACCGGCTTCCTCGAAGAGAACGCCGTGGGCGCCCAGACCAACACCGTCGGCGAGCTCTCCAAGGCCACCCACACCCCCTACCTGGACAACTTCGTCTACGACATCGCCGGAGCCTTCTCCACCAACGGCATCAACATGATCACGGAGGGGCACACGGACATCTCCATGTACCGGGAGGGCCCCAACCGCGGGCTGTTCCTGATGGAGAAGGCCATGTTCGTGCTGTACGTCGCGGAGCTGGAGACCCAGCGCCGCTTCTACAAGCGCGACGTGCTGGACTCCGGCATGATCGAGATGGTCGACAGCAACGGCGTCGTCTGCCGCCCCACGCCCAACCTGGGCTACACGGACGGTTCGGGCACCCGGGTCTCCGGCATCCTGCTGGACGTGGGTGGCATCTTCGAGATCGTGGACAAGGACTACGACTGGGTGGTCGAGCCCCCCGAGGGCGTGTCCGGCTCCATCGTGATCGCCCGTGACATCCTGCGGCACAGCCAGCTCGGATTCCAGGGCGGCCTGCGGCACTCCACGGTCTTCCTCCGCGGCAACCTATAAGGAGCAGCCATGATCAACAATGCACGAGGACTTGGCATCAGCGACCGCCGCACGGTAGTCGTGACCATGCTGGCTGGTGGCGCCATCGTCGCCAAGCAGACCGTGGCTCTGGACACCTCCCAGACTGACGCGGACATGGCCGAATACGTGGTGCAGGCGCCCACCAGCTCTCCCTACGCGGTGGGCATCGCGCTCGAGGCGGCCACCGGGGCCGGCGAATCCATCCGCGTGGCCCTGGCCGGTTTCGTTGAGGATGCGGTCGTGGACAACGTGACGGCCGGAGACCTGCTGGTCCTGGACGCCGCGTCCGCAGGCACGCTGCAAACCTACGTCAACACCGACACCAACCCGCAGTTCGCAGTCGCGCTGGAGTCCCACGCGTCGGCCGCGAATGTGTGGCTCTTCGGTCTTGGTCTCGGCCTGGCCGGCAGCATCTAGCAGCGAGAGAAGGACAGCACAGGCTCGGCCCCCGGGCGGGGGGCCGGGCCCCAATGCGTTGACGGGCCACCCCCATACAGGAGGTGGCCTTGCGCTTCATCGACATCTACAACGCCGCCAACCACCGCACCGCCCACGTCCCGGGCACCACCGTCCACAAGAACAGGGCCAGGGACTGGGTCAACGAAGACTACCAGGAGATGTTCTCGGACAAGCTATACGACTTCGCGCAGCGCGAGTCCGAGGTCAGCGTCTACTCCGATGCGGAGGCCAGCGACGGCGTCGTCACCAACGGCTCGCGCCAGGTCACCACGGCCACAGCGTTCTTCCTGTCCTGGATGCAGGGGCAGATCCTCGACATCGCCGGGACCGAGTACGAGATCGTCGTGGTCAACAGCTCCACCGAGGCGTACCTCACGGCCAACTACGCGGGAGCCACCGACACCGGGGTCGCGTTCACCGCCATCCATCGCCACGTCATCCTGCCCTTCGGGTGCGTGCAGCTGCTGAAGGCCTGGATCCCCGCCAACCAGGTGCTGCTGTACAACTACGCCCGGCTGGAGACCGAGAACTGGCAACTCGACGAGGACCTCACCGGGGTGCCGGACGCGTGGGCCAAGACTGACCCATTGGCCGTGCCCGGCCCGGTCGTCGCCCCCACTGCCGCGCTGACCGCCGGCGGCACGATGACCGAGAGCACCTACGAGTTCGCCTACAGCTGGAAGTACATGGGCCTGCGAGGGCCCTTGTCCTCGGGCGTGGAGATCACCACCACCGCGGCGAACGCGACAGTCGATGTCACGCTGCCCGCCACCCCCGCAAACAGCGGGTTCCTCAAGACCCTGTGGGCCAAGATGACTGGGTGGGAAGCCTTCCGCCTGGTGGAGGACGACATCGACGAGGCCGCCAACCCGGCGCAGCTCACCGCTCCCATCGAGACCAACTGGGTGCGGGCGGCCAGAGCTCCCGAGCACGATGGGTTCCACCAGCGGTTCCAGCTCTGGTATCGGCAGGGCGACGACTACACCTTGCGCATCCGGTTCCAGTGGAGGCCGCCGAAGCTGCTGGAGGACAACGACGCCCCGCAGTTCCCCTCCGCTCGCCACAAGTACCTGGTGGCCAGGCTGGCGGCCCGCATGTTCCGGGCGAAGAACAACCCCGAGCTGGCAGCGGTGCAGGACCACAAGGCCGATTTCGAGCTCGCGAAGATCGGCGCCAACCACCTGTCAGTCAAGAGCAGGGTCCACCTCAAGGGAGACTGGGACGAGCCTTGGGGACGGAACGTGCGCCGTAGAACCTTCGTCCACGTGCCCTGACCATGAAGACTCGCAACTTCAAGGTCCAGCCCCTGCTCGGCATCGACGAGCGCGTGCCCCAGGACCCGATGGCCTGCACGGAGATCGTCAACTTCACGGTGGACGATAACGGTGCCTGGAGCAGCTGCATCGGCTACGAGAAGTTCTTTCCGGCCAAGACGACCTACGAGCCGTTCGAGCTCTACCCGGCCTTCGACAGCCTGTACGTCTGGAGCACCCACAGCGGCGCCCGGACCTACTACCTGTGCGAGAGCAACGGCTCGCTCTTCTTCGTCAAGGGCAATCCTGCGGCCGTGGAAGTGCTGACCGCTCTGCGCACCGTCCCAGCTGCCAACGAGATGGCGAGCGACCACTCGGAGATGGGCCGCTGGCTCATCGTGGTTAATGGCCTCGACCAGCCGCTGAAGCTGGGAGAAGAGGGCAAGAAGAGGACCCTTGGTTGGTGGCAGGCTCCAAGCCCGCCAGCCCCCTGGGGGGTGGACGTCGTTCCAGCCATCGTGGACGCCGGATCCACGATGGTGGTGGCCGACGACGACGACGTGGGCCTGGGCAGCACCACGACAGGCGCCATCAACCGCTACCGCTGGAAGATGACCTACGTGAACGAGGACGGCTCGGAGAGCCCTATCTCGGAAGCCAGCGCGGAGGTGATCTGGACCACTCAGGACTCGGCCACCTACGCCTACACCGGCAACAAGCGCATGGTCGTGTTGGTGGATGGGATCAGCCAGGGTCCACCCGGCACTGTCGCTTGCCGCCTCTACCGCACAAAGAACCTGGGCGACTCCGACGGCGACGAGTACGCAGACGAGCTCTTCTACTACGCGGGTCAGATCCCCAACAACACCGATGATCGCTGTTGGGACAACGTGCCAGACGTGCAACTCGGTAGCGAGGCGCCCCTCGACAGCGACAGCATCGTCTTCCCCTGCTCCTCGGTGTTCACGGCGGCGGTGTTCAAGAACCGGCTGTTCACCATCGGCCGCAGCGACCCCACCCGGGTCTACTACTCTGTGGCCGGCTACGCGGACACGCATCGGGCGCTGGACAGCTTCGACATGGGAGCGCGCGCTGGCGGTGACGGCGTTAAGCTCTTCGCACACTACGACCTGCTGTTCGTGCTGCGCGAGAGGGCCGTGGAGGTCATCTACGACCGCGGCAACGGCCCGGAGATAGCTCCCCTCGAAGGCAACATCGGCACCAAGGCCGGGCATGCTGTGGCTGGCGTGCCGGGCGTCGGGGTCCTCTTCCTCTCCTACGACGGCGTCTATGTCATCCAGGGCGGCATGGAGGGCGGCGCCAGGCTGGAGGTGAAGAAGATCACCACGGGGCTGCAGAAGACCCTGGACAAGCTCAATACGAGCACGATGGCCAAGGCCTGGGCCGAGTACAGCCACAAGTGGAGGGAGTGGCACTGCTACTTCCCCTCCTCGGGCAGCGACATCTGCAATCTGGGGGTCGTCTTCCACCTGCGCAACCTGCAGTGGTCCACCAGGGAAGACTTCCCGGTTGGCTGCCTGGCCGCGGACCTGAAGGGCGACCTCATCTTCGGGCATAACTACGGCTACGAGGCGGCCACCAACACCTGGGAGACCGGGCTGTTCGTGATCAGCCGGCGCCGCAGCCTTGGCGAGACGGCGACGGCGGCATGGCCCGACATCGCCTTGGTGGACGCCGACCCACCCACCTCCCGTATCAAGAGCGCCTGGATCGACTTCGGCGTCAGCCTCATGAAGCAGATCCCCTACGTGGACCTGCACCTCATGACTCGCGGCGACAACACCATCACCGTGACCCAGTACAAGGACTGGGGATTCGACGGCGTGGACGGTCCCGCCCGCCGGCTGCAGCGCGCCTGGAACCCTGATCATCCGGTCTACGGCAAGACCAAGTGGAACGCCGTCGACACCTACTGGGAGGAGCCGATGCTGGCCGACATCCGCTTCAGCCAACAGCACGGCAGCGACGGCATGCGCTTCTGCTGGGAGGTCGAGACAGACGAGGACTTGGTGGTGATGGGCTACTCCGCGCAGGCGGCCATCGGCCGCTCGCCCATCCCGGAGGGCAAGCCCTGATGCGCTGGACAGAATACCACGCCCGGGACTCCAACCTCATCGAGGCGCCCGGCTACAACAAGGAGTTCAACGCCTACAAGGGAGAGCTCAACGGCGACCTGCAGCGGGACAACCTGCCTGACAGCAGTGTGGCGAACGCCATGGTGGGTGCTGGCGCCAACCACCAGTTCTGGCTGCAATCCGACATGGAGATGGATTCGGCTCTCGTGCCTGCCTATGCCTCTGGCACGCAGGAATTGTTGGGCTGCACCTGGGAGACCTACCGTGGAGACTGGCACGTCCACCAGGCCCAGAACGTGGACCAGACTTTCTATGAGGGCATGCTGGAGATCGAATTCCATTGCCTATGCCAGCGTTCCTCCCTCATCGGTGACGAATGGACCCAGTGGCGGATCCTTTTCAACGGAGTGACGATCTGGGAGAGCGACCTGATCAAGCAGGTATTGTGGACTCAATATTGCTCTGTCAGCGTTCCGTGCCCCAGCGGGCCTGGCAAGGTGGAAGTGGCCTGGCGCACCAGCACTCCTGATCCGGGAGCCACCTCCACACTGCGAGCCTTCAAGTGGGCTGGTGGCCAACTTCTCGTCATCAACAGGTACAGGTAGATGAGCAGGATCGTCACCACGGACAGCGCGGTCGGAGCGGCCCTGGACGCCGTGGCGGCGCAAGCCATGTTCACCGTAGTGCAGTCGGCAACGGCAGCTGGCACGGTGGACGAAGAGAACGTCGGCGCCGAGGGCATCGACCAGCGCACCCTGGATGCCACCTTCAGGCTCTGCAAGCACATGCAGGAGCAGGACAACGATGCGGTGGCGGGTGCGCCGACGACCTACACCGATGGATGGACAGCTGGTGGCGGGGTGGGCGGCGATGGGCAGCATGCCTTGTCTCATGATTCAGGTCTGGAGCTTGATCTTGGGGCAAGCGGAATCATCCTGGAAGATGGAGACCTGCTGCGCGTCCACTGGCAGATCAGCCAAACCACCTTCTCGGCGGCCGGCACCTGGGTCTACGAAGGATGGGTCATCCAGCCTGAATGGGATATCACCGACAACACCCTGTCGAACTACGAGGCCGTGGACGGCAACGACAGGCAGGGCAACCCGTGGACCGCCCCGGGCCATGAACTTGACAAGTGCACGGGCGTCTCGATTCTGCCAACCTGCTACATCTCGGGAGGCTTCGGCACCTACTCGTTCTACTCGGTTCGTGGCGTCTGGAACTACAAGCACTCGGGTGCTTCCAAGACCATCTACGGCATTCAACTGTTCATCGCTGGCCCGTTCGCCATCAACTCGCCCATCGGTCAGACCACAGAGCGCTTCGTGCCTGTGCAGACGAACAGACCGGACGCCAACATCGAGCGCGGGCATGTGGCCTGCCAGGTCTTGAGGGCTTGACATGGGCTACATTCCCCCCAACACGCTGACATCAGGCCAGGTGGCGCAGGCCTTGGACGTGCAGGGGAACCTGCGCGCCATGCAGGACTACCTGACCACCATCTTGGGCGCGGACTTGAAGACCGCTGCTTGGGTGGAGCGCAAGCACCTCGTGCGTGGAAGCTACGAAGGCCTCCTCAATAGGCACCAGTTCATCACCGGCATGGTCGGTGGCAAGATGGTGACTCGCGGCCTGCGGCGCCCGCTCTACATGAGCACTTCCACCGCTGACAAACTGGTATCGGGCGCTTCGGACCTGACGGACATCTTGGCAGGCACCTCCTCCACCTTCGAACTGGACCTGAATGCTGACGTGTTCTTTCAGTTCGACGCAGACCCCATCTGCACGGACGATGGCATCGGCGGCAATGATACAGCCTGGTTGAAAGTCTACCTGGACAGCGGGATGCCAGGCGAGACCGAATACGACTGCACCATCGTGAAGACCCAGAAGGAAAACACCGGTTCGGAAAACGTCAGGCGCTCCTGGCACCTCTTCCGTATGCTGCCCAACCTCGCGGCCGGCCCTCACAACCTGGCCCTGCGCGGCAACAGCGGCAGCCTGAAGACAGTGATGTTCGCCTGGTCCGTGAACCTGCAGGTCTACTACCGGCACACGTAGGAGCTTCTCATGACCCCCTGGGCTGCAATCGCCGAAGCCATCCTGGAGAACGTCGGCAACATCGGGGCCGGCATCAGCAACCTGTACGGAGCCAAAGGCATCATGTCCGAGGAGGACGAGGCCCGGCTGCAGGAGTTGAAGGCCAGGCAGGACCTGGGCGCCCTAGGCCTGACAGACGAGGAGATGGCCATCCTGGACCAGCGGGTCTTCGGCGGCCTGCGGGGCGCAGAGCGCGAGGGGCGCGCCCGGCGCTTCGAGGGGGTACAGGACACCGGGGCAGCGGAAGCCTTCCGCGCCCGGCAGGGGGAGGCCCAGCGCATGGCGCAGGCCCGGGCCCCCGGCCAGCAGGCTATCGCCCAGGCCCAGGAAGCCGAGCGCCGCGCCGAGGAGAAGGAGATCGTGGAGCTCGGCCGCATCCGCCAGGCCGAGGAGACCGCCAAGCGGCAGGCCTGGGTGGACATCATCGTCGGGGCTGCAGGTGCAGGCGAGGACTACTACGATGCGCTGCAGAGCAAGAAGGCCGGCGAGGAAGAAATCGGTGGCCTGGAGAGCGTCATGTCCGAGGACGTGGACATGGGAGAGGCCTTCAAGTACCTGGAGAGCTACGCGTAGGAGCGACCATGCCAGAGCAGTACACCAACCCCTACCTGCAGGCCTACCAGCAGCGCCGCTCCACGGCCATGTACTCCAACCAAGAGCGCTACCGGCACATCTACCTGACCACCCACGTGGAGCGGGTGCGCAAGGCGAAGGTCATCGCCAGCAGCGAGGCCTGGAACGAGTTCAACCTCGCTCGCGAGCGCGAGGACTACCTGGACCGGCTCATCCAGCAGGAGCGGCAGTACATCCGCAGCATGCAGGAGGGGCTCGACCAGTACATGGCCGACCTCAACAGGGCGCGCACCTCCGAGGAGAAGGCCCTGGCCACCAGCGCCCACGACGACCGCCTCAAGCACCTGGTGGATCTGGCCAAAGCCGACGCCGACGAGTCCAACACCTCTGCCACCAACCGCATCAGGGCTGCCGAGCTTGTGAAGAGCGAGTTCAGCGTGCCCGGGGAGATCCGCAGCGAGTACGCCGGGGCGCTCGGCGACGTGTCGAAGAAGGTCTCCACGGTCACGGAGCCTGGGGGCGTGGACCAGGCCATCCGCGATGCCGCCGCCGACCCCTTCATGCGGGTGGCGTTCGCCAAGATGACCGACAACCAGAAGAGGACGGCAGCCCAGGAGCTCGCCAACAACATCCTGCTGGCCACCAAGAACATCGTGAACCCGGAACTGCGGCCCACCGCAGACCAGGTCAAGGCCAGGGTCGCCTTCGAGCTCGGGCTGAAGCCGGACGCCGAGTACATGGACCCCAACGCCTTGAAGGCCGACGAGCAGGCCTACGCGGAGGATCTCTACAGCAGGGCCAGTGGGAGCAGGCGGAAGATCGAGGAGGTGTTCGAACTGCTGAAGGGCGAGGTGGAGGGAGAGCGCAAGGCAGCCGAAGCAACCGTCGCGGTCGAGAAGGCAGAGGAGGCCACGAGTGCCGCCCAGGACCTGGTGGCCGACGCCCAGGCCTGGGAGCACATCCGGCGGGACCTGTCCGACGACGCGGAGATCAACGCCAGCGTTCCACTGCCCCCCGGCGAGAACCTGCAGGACCTGCAGGCCAGGTACAGGGAGGCGAGGGCCACCGCCAGCAGCCTGGACCCGAGGGACCAGCGCTACTTCGATGACCTCTTCCTGTCCCGGGTGGCAGAGATCGGAGAGGCCAAGGGCCGCATTGGGCGCATGGAGGAAGAGCGGGCTGGATACCGCGCCGTCGGGCTGCCTACGGAGGAGTTGGTGCGCCAGCGAGCTGCGGGCATCTACGCCCCCGAGCGCAGGCGCCCCATGCTGCAGAGCAAAAAGGGCAAGAGACGCTTCGACGAGGAGACCAGGGCCATCCAGGAGCGCAGCCAACTGCCGGACGTCCGTCAGCGTCAGGCTGTCAAAGCCGATTTCAAGGCCAAGTTCGATGCATTGAAGGACGACCAGAAGATCGTCGTCCAGCAGGCCCTGCGCGCACAGCGGGCCCTGAAGACCGGCGAGCGCATGGGCGGGAAGGAAGCCCAGCGGGCCGAGGAGCTCTACGAGCAGTACAAGGTCGAGAGCCTGCCGAAGAGCGACCTGGTGAAGCAGGCCACCGACCTGTCCCAGGGCGACAAGGACAAGCGGGACCGCATCATCCAGTACTTCATGATGCTTGACATGCAGGCCCTGGAAGCCGAGAAGTACCAAGCGGAGTAGGCCATGCCCCTGACCGAAGAGCAGCGCCTCCGTGTGGAAGAGGTGAGGAAGGCCCAGGGGGACGCATACGCGGACGTGCTGCTGGAGGCCTACGAGACCCAGCGGCGCCCGGCCATCGAGACCGAGGGCCCCTCCCTGCCCGAGGACCCCAAGCACGACCCGAAGCTCATCCCGGGGCAGGCCCCCTTCGCTGCCGACCCGGGCCCACCGAGGCGGAAGACGACCACCCCGCGCCTGCTGGAGAGCCGAGCCCAGCTGGTGCGCATGGAGAAGAAGCGCCTGCAGGAAGGAGGGCTCTCCGAGGAGGAAGCGGACGCCAAGGCCCGGGAGAAGATGCGCCGGCTCTTCAAGCCACGGGAGCCCGGCTACCACGCGCGCCCATCCATCGCTCCCGCCAAGCGCAAGCCCTGGGAGTTGGAGGGGCTGTCGGCCCTGGGCGAGGCCTTCAAGCAGCAGCGCCTGGAGACGCCGGAGGAGCAGTTTGAGAGGAAGGAGTCCCAGCGCCAAGGCCGGGAGACGCGTCGCAGGCTGATGGAGGACTTCGACCGTGAGTCCAAGAGGTTGGGCGTCCCCGTCGGGGACCTGATCACCGCGCACCTCGCCCGCCAGCAGGCCCAGTTCCACCACGTGGCGCCGGAGTACTACGAGCGGGCCACGAACAAGTCCATGGAGACGGCCACCCCTGAAGACATCAACGCGATGGGGAGGCAGCTTTACCACGACTACGTGCAGCAGGTCTTCCCCGAGCGCATGACCGAGGAGCAGCGCAGCCTGAAGAAGAAGGCCGTCTCGATGGCGAGCGATGTCCTGCAGAGCGCGCTGGTCAAGGAGGAGGAGGGCTTCCTCACCGAGACCCTGCTGGGCACGGTCATGCGGGATGTGGCAGGCATCTGGCGCACAGCCTTGACTCCGCTGCAGGAGGTCCTGACCTACGACGTGGACGAGGAGGGCAAGCCGGTAGACCCGGAGGACATCGCCTACAAGATCGGCAAGTGGCTGGACGAGAAGGGCGCGCCTCCCGTGCTGACGGCGAAGGGCCTGCCGCTGGTGGCCCCCCGTCCCTTCCAGGCCAGGAAGCTCGACCCGGAGCGCCAGGGCTTGGACTACTTCCAGAGCGTGGCCAAGGACATCGCGCAGATGCGGTTCCTGGGCGACGATTTCACCGACCTGCCGTCCTACCAGGAGTGGTGGGAGGCGGCGGGCAACCCGAAGGCACCCTGGGTGGTGGGCCTGGGCGCCGAGCTGGTGCTGCCCATCGTGCCCCCGGTGGTCCGCTGGGCGCAGATGCTCATGAAGGGCGGGGCTTCCGTGGCTCGCGCAGGGCGCCTCGCCAAGGTGGCCGACATCATCGACAAGGGAGCGCACCCGGTGCTCGGCATGCGGGCCGACAAAGCCAAGCGGCTGGTCATGTCCGCCACCGCCGGCACCGGAGAGGTGAAGCTCCCCACGGGCATCGACGCGCACAGCGTGCGGGCCGCCGGAGCCGAGCACCTCGGGAGGGAAGCTGCCGCCGCGCACATCCTGAACGCCACCAAGAACCCCGAGCGCTACGTCGGCAGGCTCGGGCTGGCCGAGACCGAGGTTGGCGCCCGGGTGGTGAGGGAGGGCCCGGATTTCCTGGAGGGCTTCGTCAAGGCGCTGGACGACAGCGACAACCCGCTCACCAGGCGGGCCTCGGGCTGGGCGCGGCAAGCTCTGCGCTCGGTGCGCGAGGGCGACATCGAGGGCAGCAGGGCTGCCATCACCGCGGCCAGGGCCACCGAGAGCCAGAAGGCTCTGCGCCAGGCAGAGCGCATCCTTGCGCGCACGGATCTGAGAGACGTTGAACGGGCCCGCGCACTGGAGGAACTGGCCAAGGCTCAGCCCAGGACGCCCACCGCGCTGGGCCAGGCCGTGCAGGACATCACGACCAGCAAGGTCTACCTGGAGCTGCTGGACCAGGTGCCCGGGGACATGGTCTTCGCCACCCCCACCACCGTGGTGAGCCGCAAGGCCTGGGGCCAGGTCAAGGGCCACGTGGAGCAGGGCGCCCGACGCCTGCTGAAGGGAACCTGGGACGACGCCGGAGAGTGGCGGGCCGCCACCCCCCAGGCGGCCAAGGAGTTGACCCGCATCATGGGCCCGCAGGCCATCCTGCGCTCCGAGGAGTTCTGGCTGCCCACCTGGCAGTCCCTGCGCGCGGGCACCCCCATCTCCCAGCGGGCCTACCAGGCGGTCTCGGATGCCATCGTTGGCGACCTGGTGCTGCGGGCGGTGGACGACTCGGCCACGCTGCAATGGCACGGGAAGGCCGCAGCCAGAGCCGCCAAGCCTGCCGAGCGTCGCCTCCCAGGAAGGGAGTGGGGAGACATCGGCCGAGGGATCCGGGAGGCCTTCAGGAAGGCGCCAGACCTGCAGCCCGGCAAGGTTGGGCTGCCCGCTGAGTTGACCGTCAAGGGCCGCACACCGATAGCCATCGCCAACTGGATCAACCGCAGCAAGGAGCGTATCGCCAACCTGGTCGAGGAGTTGTCGCGGGACTTCGCCGCCACCCAGCGCGGCCCGGCTGGGTTCCAGCAGGTGCTCGACAAGTCGGTGGACCACCTCCTCGCCCCCATCAAGAAGCAAATAGACCAGGTGCTGGACGCCATGGAACAGCCGGGGCTGTCCAACAAGGCCAAGGACAGGCTACAGGCCCAACTCGAGAAGCTGGAAGAAGCGCGCCGGCTGGAGTTGGATGAGATCTGGGGCGATATGGCCAAGATCTTCTTCGGCCCGGAGGCATGGCCAGTCGAGGGCTCCCCTCGCATCATCCGCCAGTTGTCTGGCAGCGCCGAGATCAACGCGCGCAACCTGCAGGCCTACATCAAGAACGCTCGCGCATACTTCCACAAGGACCTGCCGAAGAAGGGCCTGGCTCCCAGCCACATCGGCAAGAGACAGGACGCTCTGTTTGAAACCCTCACCTCCTGGCTGGTGCAGATCAGGCGCAACCAGATGCTGAAGCAGCTCGGACACGAGGTGGTGCAGGAGACGCCGGAGCTTGCCTTCCCGGGGCGCCTCATCGGCACCCCCTCCCTGGTGCAGGACGCCCTGGTGGCGGCCCCCCCCAACTTGCAGGTCGAGGCCCGCAACATCATGAACGCCGCCCTGCGGGAGGTGTCCGAGCAGAGGGCCCCTCTCAACGAGGCGATCCTCTTCGGCTCCGACGGCAACGGCGGCCTCATCGGACGCCAGCTTCTGCGGAACCGAAGACCAGCCACCCTGCTGGATGTCATGGACGACGTGGAGTTCAAGGCGTTGGACGGAGTCAAGGGCCCCTTGAAAGACTGGGCCTACGACCTGAAGCAGTCCCTGCTGCGCCCTGCCTACGAGTTCCAGCTCAAGACCATGACCGAGCACGGGGTGCTGCGTGCCGGGAGACTGGGCGAGCCTGTGGCCTTCGAGCCAACGCACCTGTTCCGCATCGACGGGCAGGCGGTGGGAGCCCTTCTGGGTGAGCAGGCGGCCAAGCTCGTCGAGGACCTCGAGGAGGTGCTTAAGAGCGGGGCGGTGGGCAAGCAGCTCGAGCCCCTGCGGCGCATAGAGAAGGGCGCGGTGCATAGCAGGCTGTCAGCCACCTACGGTTGGGCAGCTTTCGTGGACACATGGAACACCCTGCGCCGGGCCACCGTCGGCGGCCTGTTGGGCGGCTTCGTGCTGCCAATCACGCGCTTCCACGCGATCAACTTCATGACCGCCCCCGTCATCATGGCCACCACGCTGGGGCCGAAGATGGCGGCCAAGGCCTCTGTCAGCGCCGTCGCGGACCTGGGATCCATGCTGGCGGCCAGGGCTCTACCAGGAGCAGCCGACGAGGTGCTCTTCGTGGCCGAGGGAACGGGCAGGGAGTGGACCCGTGGCGCCCTGGAGGCGGCCATCCTGCGGAACAACATCCGCTTCTCCCAGGTCAGCTTCGAGTTCGGCGACGTGATGCTCTTCGAGATGCGCCGCCTGCTGCGCACCGACTCCCGCATCCTCAAGAGCTTCAAGCCCTACGGCCCGCGGCAGGTCCTGCGCTGGCTGGACCCCACGAACAAGAACCTGTGGTCCACGCTGGCCGAGGCGAACGACAATCTCTTCAGGAAGAACGTCTTCACCACCGCCCTGAAGGAAGGGCGAACCGAGGCTGAAGCCGCCCACCTGGCTCGCAACGCCTTGCTGGACTACGGCGCGATGGGTCAGAAGGAGAAGGAGATCATCGCCCGCATCATGCTGTTCTACGCCTTCCGCAGGCAGATGGCGCTGGAGACCGCGCGGGCGGCGCTGAACAAGCCGGGCACCCTGCGCGCCATGATGCAGGCCCAGCAGCAGCAGCAGAAGGACGCCGGGGTGTGGGCGCTGGCCCCCGAGGACTACCAGGTTCGGATGTGGGGCTACCTGTCCGACAAGATGCAGGACGACCAGGCCTTCACCGCTCACTTCGGGCCTGGCAACCCCACCATGGAGAGCTTCCAGGACATGCTGGCGGTGTTCGCCTTCATCGCCTCGACCCCCAAGGACTGGGGCACCCTGCGCCGGGGCACCGAGGAGTTTCTCTTCTCGCCCGAGCTCGAGCTCTGGAAGGAGATCCGGCAGTGGGGGGCGAAGGAGAGGCACGGCGGGTTCGTGGACCCACGCTACGTGTCGACCATGATGGAGGCCGACCTGTGGCCCTGGTTCTACGACGCCTTCGACATCGAGGCGGTCAAGGGCGAGCAGCGCAGGGGAGGGGAGCCCACCTTCCACCAGGCGCAGTTCCGGTTCGGCTCGGCCGAGGGCGAGCACGCCTACCTGGGCTTCAAGTACGCAGCCCAGAAGTTGGCGCTGGAGCGGGGCTTCAAGGACTGGGCCACGGCGGCCATGATCGCCGGGGAGCTTGGGCCGGAGGGCTCGGACCTCAAGCGCTACGCCGACGAGAAGGGGTGGGGGCAGGCGCTGCAGTACGCACTGACCCTGGATACGCCCATCAAGATCCCCGACGAGTTCGGCCGCAGGGCCGAGGTCATCAGGAAGATCGAGCGGGAGCTCACCGCCAGGTAGTTGTCGGTGTCGGTGTCGGTGTCGGTGTCGGTTGACGCACGACTCCTCTACAGAGGCACCAAGCCTCGTCCTGCGGCTGCGAGGGCAGCGCCCCGGAAGGGGTCGGGCAGGGACCACACGGTTCGGAGGAACGAATGGCCTGGTTGAAGACACGCGACGTGCGAACCAACTGCATCATCGCACGGCACATCACCGCCAACATCATCGCCTACGACAAGCTCACCATCACCGAGGGGAACATCCTCATCGGCGACAGCAGCAACAACGGCGAGCTGCTGGACGTAGGCGCTGCGGCCGGAGCCCTGGCCATCGGCGACGGGGCTGGAGACATCACCGTGCGCCAGCTGTCGGGAGCCATCTCCCTGTCAGCCACGGGCGTAACCGCGCTGACGGGTTTCCTGCCCACGGCGGGCTCCAAGCAGACCATCTCAAGCGGAACCCTGACCCTGGGCGGCGTGCCTGTCGCGCTGGTCGAGGGCGAGGCCGGAGCGGCTGACAACCTGGACACCATGGCGGGCATGGCGGATGGCGAGATCGCCTTCCTCTACTGCTACGACGCAGCCGCCAACATCACCATCCGAGACAACGCCGTCGGTGGTGGCAACATCTACACCCCCCGGGCCGCCAGCATCGTGCTGGACGTGGTCCAGGACGGCGTGGTCATCCAGCGCCAGGGCACCGACTACATGGTGCTGGCCAAGATGCTGCAGGCCGGCTGGGGCACCACCACCCAAGCGCCGGGCACCTCCGACAGCGGCACCGCCAGCATCACCATGGGCGGTAGCACCGCCAGCGGCACGGCTTCCATCTCCATGGGAGGCAATACCGCCAGTTCGACGGCCACCGTCACGGAGAACAACCCCGATCCCAGCATGTCGATGTGGATGAACCCGGGCGCCGCGGGCGGCGTAAACCTGGTCCCGCAGAAGGCGGTGGACTTCGACGAGAGCACCTGGGGCAACATCACCCAGATGAACGAGTCTCCCCGGAACGTGCAGGCAGACTTCAGCGGCACCTGGGATGGCGGCAACATCGAGATCACCGGCCTGGACAGCACCGGAGCGGACACCACCGAGACCATCACCGCCAGCGCTGGCTCGGTGGTGCAGGGAACCAAGGGCTGGCACAAGGTACGGCGCATCCGCAACCTGGGCACCCGCACCGCCGGCACCGTGGACGTGCAGGACGGAGACAAGATCGGCGTGCATGTCGGCAGCCTCACTCCCGGCAACCTGGAGGCATACGAGCTCTCCGCTGGTGGCCGGGACGCGGGCGCCAGCATTGCCTCCAGCGGTCTGATCACCTTCAGCACCGCCCTGAACGGTGCGCGCGACTACTACGTCACGTTCACGCTGGCCAACGCCTACACCGACGCCGGCCACACCCACGGCGCCACCGGGCTCACCGCCACGGACAGCGGCCACACCCACGGTGCCACGGGGTTGACCGCCACGGATGCGGGGCACACCCACACCCACAGCGCCACCCACATCCACACGGTGTAGCGTGCAGCTGCTCTTCTTCCTGGTCCTGGCCGCCATCACCACGGCGGCCTGGGCTCAGGGGTTGGAGCCGCCGGCGCCGGCCGCGCAGGCGACCTTCGACCCGTTCGGGATCGGGGATGTCTCCTTCCCGGCCGCGCTGGTGATCTGCACCTGGCTCCTCACCAAGTGGCATCCGGAGTTCAGGTTCCACGTGGAGTTGGGGTCGGAGGCCCGAGCCACGGCCGAGTCCATGACGGACCGGCTTGCCAAGGTGCTCGAGACCCTGCACAACAACGCCGCCCTGTTCTTCGGCAAGAGGTCAGCATGAACCTGGAAGTTCAGCGCTTCTCGAGCGACAGCGACAGCACCCTCGGCCTGCTCTTCCAGGTGGTGCTGGTGGGTCGGCGCGTCCTGCGCCGGTTCCTCTGCTTCACCCTGGAGGACGAGCACCGCACCGTCAAGGTGTCTGGTGAGACCCGCATCCCCGCCGGCAACTACCGGCTGACCCTGCGCAAGGAGGGCGGTCACCACCAGCGGTACGGCAAGAGGTACGGATCGTGGCACAAGGGCATGCTGTGGGTGCGCGAGGTGCCGGGCTTCGAGTGGATCCTCATCCACGTGGGCAACGACGACGACGACACCGCCGGCTGCCTGCTGGTGGGCGACAGCGCCCGGCAGAACATCTCCCAGTCTGGTCAGATCCAGCAGTCTCGCAAGGCCTACGAGCGCATCTACCCGGAGATCGCCGCCTCCATCGAGAGGGGCGACGACGTGTGGATCACGTACATCGACCACGACACCGCCAAGGAGCAGTGACATGGCCATCGACAGTCAAGAGAAGCAGGTCATCGGGCGCAAGCTGTACAAGCTGGGGCTCTGGCTCTGCTCGTGCTTCGCCCCGGACGAGGACGGCTCCATCAGCTTCGACGACACGGAGTTCAAGCTGGCGAAGAAGAAGCTGCGCAAGTTGCTCTTCTACGTGGTGATCTCGGCCATCGACTGAGGACACAGCCTGCGCTGCGCCCGCTCGGCGAACATGAGAGCCACCCGGTGGTCGCTCACCACCAGGTAGCGGCGCCCGGTCTCGACCTTGTTGTAGGCGGCGTCGTGCCCGTGGCAGACCGCCATCAGGATCTGGTAGGGCTCGTGCGGCTTCGTGCCGGGCAGGGGTCCTTGCACCAGCTCAATCATTCAGCACCTCCCGCACAGTGCCACGGAGCCCCGCGGCCCTGTGAAGGTCACGTCGGCCTTCTCTTCGCACAACCAGCAGACGCGCCAGAGGATCTCTCGGGTCCCTGGACGGCTGGGGACGAGGTGGATCTTGGTGGT